TTTTTTCTGTAAGTCCATCCGTTACAGTTCGTGAGATCGACGCTACAGCAAGTATTCCAGCGATATCAACTCCTCCTGCAGCAATTGCAGGGGTGTTTCGCTGGGGACCAACTAATGAAAAGATTTTAGTTACATCTGAAAATGAGTTAGTGTCCAGGTTTGGGAAACCAACCGATAGTAATGCTGAAACGTTCTTTGTTGCTGCTGATTATCTATCTTATTCCAACGCGCTATACGTAACTAGAGTTACTAGCGCCGACGCAAATACTGCGAGCGGTACATACTTTAATGCAAAGTACCCAGGTGTTCTTGGTAATTCGCTAAAGGTAGGATATGTAACTAGTTCTAGTGAATACACTGAAGTTCTAACAGACCCGCTTCTTTTAGAAAACACTGGCGCAACTGATGAAATTCTAATCAACACGAACGAGTTCGTATTAATCACGACTGACGATTTCCAATCGGTGCTAGGCGCAGATGATATCTTAAGAGTTGGTAACGATGAAATTGGTTACCAGAGTCTTTTCGTTGCCAACGTTGATGTAACTACATCGATAGATAACCAAGGCACTGCAAACACTGCAGATGACGTTACTGTGTATACATATACGATTACTTTCAAAAACAGATACTCTCTATCAGCTACATCATATTTGGATTTGACCTACACGAGAATGTGGGGATATTCATACTTGTTCTCAGACGCACCAGTTGCTGGTTCAATGCACGTGGTAGTAGAAGACAGAACTGGTATTATTTCAGGTACTGCTGGGACTGTGTTGGAAGTTTATGAAAACGTATCTAGAACTCCTAACACTACGCTATCGGACGGAACGAACAATTATTACGGCACCGTGATAGAAAATAAATCGGCATGGGTCCTAGCTGATACAACAAGCACACTTAATTTATCATCTAATGCTGGCGGTTATGAAAGCTTAGCTGGTGGACTTGATGGAGCTAGTGAAAGTCTAATATCTCTAGGAAGACTTGCTGCTGGGTATGACTTGTATAAAGATGCGCAAGAAATCGATATAGCATTTGTTCTACAAGGTAAAGCAAACAATGCCAACCTTGCAAATTATATCGTTTCAAATATTGCAGATAGAAGAAAAGATTGTGTTGCATTTATTTCACCACCTCTTTCAGAGGTTGTTTCACCGTCAAACCCGCAAGAAAAATTGACAAATGTAATAGCCTTTAGAAATCAAGTTCAGAACTCATCATACTTCTTTATGGACTCTGGATATAAGTACCGTTATGACAAGTATAACGATAAGTATCGTTGGGTTCCACTCAACGGCGATATGGCAGGATTGTGCTCAAGAATTGATCCATGGGAGTCTCCAGCAGGATATAAGAGAGGCATTATAAAGAACGTTGTAAAGCTTGCATTCAATCCAAATAAAGAGCAAAGAGATCAGCTATACGGAAGTGACATCAACCCTGTTATTTCCCAGGTTGGCCAAGGAGTCCTTCTATTCGGTGATAAGACTGGTCTTGGTACCGCTACAGGAAGCGCATTTACTCGCATCAACGTTCGTAGACTCTTTATCACTCTAGAAAAAGCAATCGCAACTGTCTCTGCGAGCTTCTTGTTTGACTTTAACGATGAGTTTACTCAGACACAATTCAGAAACCTAGTCGAGCCTTTCCTTAGAGACATCCAAGGTAGAAGAGGTATCATTGACTTTAGAGTTATATCAGATTCGTCCGTAAATACTCCAGACGTCATTGACAGAAACATATTTAGAGGCAATATCTTCGTCAAGCCTTCTAGAACTATTAATTTCATTGAGCTTACATTTATTGCTACCAGAACTGGTGTAGAGTTTGATGAAATCATAGGCCAGGCTCTTTAATAAATAAAGATATACAAGGAGTTATAACAGATGGCATTTTCGATAAACGAATTTAAATCACAACTAGTTGGGGGTGGCGCACGCGCCTCCCTCTTCCAAGTCCAAATAACAAACCCAATACTTGGCGCCGCAGATTTTAAAATCCCTTTCATGATAAAGGCTGCTGCAATACCAGAGTCAACAACCGGTGTAATACCAGTTCCTTACTTTGGAAGATTTATTAAATATGCAGGTGATAGAACGTTTGGATCTTGGGCTGTAAATGTAATCAACGACGAAGACTTTGCAATTCGCAACGCAATGGAAGCTTGGTCAAACGCGATTAACACGCACATAACAAACTTCAGAACTGCACCAGCAGATTACAAAGCGCAAGCTCAAGTAACACAGTACGGAAAAGATGGCAGTGTTCTTAGAGAGTATACTTTTGAAGGTTTATTCCCAACTCAAATATCAACTATAGAGCTAGGTTGGGCTACTACAGATACTATCGAAGAATTTGGTGTAACTTTTGAATATGATCTTTGGAGAATATCTGGTGGAATTACTGGTAATTCTACCACGTAATTTGAAAAGAAGGAATATACTATGAAATTATTTGGCTTCGAGATCAAGCGACCTGAGGATGAACCTAAGAACCAGCCTGTATCATTTGCAGAACCTTTAAATGATGATGGCGCATTAACCGTAGGAGGTGCTGTTGGCGGCTCCTACGGCATGCTTTTGGACCTCGAAGGTTCTGCCAAATCAGAAGCAGAATTAGTTACACGCTATAGATCCTTAACTGTAAACCCTGAGATACAGCAAGCAGTTGATGAAATAGTTAATGAAGCAATAAGCATAGATTCTCACGATAAAGTCGTTAGCGTTATACTTGATGACGTTAAAATACCAGATAAAGTTAAAGAAAGAATAGACGAAGAATTCCAAAATATTTTAAATCTACTTGATTTTTCGAACAACGGATACGAAATATTTTATAAGTTCTATGTTGATGGCAGACTAAACTATCACGTTATAATTGATGAAAAGGATCTAAAGAAAGGTATTGTTGAATTACGTTATCTTGATCCTCGTAAAATACGTCTTATTCGTGAAATGGCATCTGAACCATTAAAAGAACAAGGTACCAACGTTACAGTTAAAAAGATACGTAAAGAGTATTATATGTATTCTGAGAATGGGTTTGGCGCATCTAAAGTTGCTAACTTCTCAGGATCTATTCAAGGAATAAGAATAGCAAAAGACGCGGTAGTTCGTGTAACTTCTGGTATTCTAAATGAAAACAACTCCGTCATACTATCGCATTTGCACAAGTCAATTAAATCGCTAAACCAATTGAGAATTCTTGAGGATGCTACTGTTATATACACTATAACACGAGCACCAGAAAGAAGAATATTCTATGTAGACGTCGGTAACCTTCCTAAAGCAAAGGCTGAGCAATATCTTCACGATATGATGGCTCGTCATAAGAACAGAGTTACTTACGATCCTTCTTCAGGTGAAATTCGTGACGACCGCAAGATGATGACTATGACTGAAGACTATTGGTTTCCAAGAAGAGAAGGAAACAGGTCAACAGAAGTAACCACGCTAGCACCAGGTGCTGGTCTTGGTGAAGATCGTAATCTACCATATTTCCAATCTAAACTATATAAATCTCTTAACGTTCCTGTTGCTCGTCTACAGCCAGAAACAATGTATTCCTTCGGTAGAACATCCGAAGTTACTAGAGAAGAACTCAAGTTTGCGAAGTTCATAAAGAGAATACGTACTAGATTCTCTATCCTATTTGATAGATGTTTGGAACGTCAATTAGTTCTTAAAGGTGTAATCACTCCTGACGAATGGAAAGAAATTAAGAATAAAATCCGTTATGACTTTATGAAGGATAACTACTTTGAAGAGTTGAAAGAAGCTGAAATACTTCGTGAAAAGCTTTCTACTCTAAGGGATATTGAAGAACACGTTGGTAAGTATTTCTCCCGTGAATGGATCGTCAAAAATGTTCTATATTTGACTGACGAACAGTGGAAAGATATGGAAAAACAAATCAGTAAAGAAGCAGCTCAAGAACCTGTTATGCCGGGCGACGAACAATCGCCAGGAGGAGTCCCAGGTCAAACTCCTCCTGAAACGCCACAACAGGGTCAGCCAGATGCTAACTCAGCAGAAGAAAGCTTAACCATTATAAATAGGAAAAAGCTCAAACCTCAAAGAAGGATTCTAAGATGAAAACGTTCAAGAGACTTATTTCTGAGATCTCTCAGCCAAATTCTGAAGATGAACTAAACTTTAAAGAAAAACATATCATAGAACCTAGAGATCATCCAGTTGCTCCAGAAAGCACTTTCTCAGGTAACGTTGATAAAGATGACATTGACGGTATGAAGAGATATAAAAAGAATAAGAGACTCGCTGATTATCAGAGACCAGAAGACATGGACGTTTACGAAGGAAAAGACTTAAAGAGAGACATTCCTGGGCAAGAAGACGCAGACGTGGATAACGATGGAGATACTGATATGACAGACGCGCAACTAAAGTATAGAAAGCACGCTCAGATCAAGCTTCACAAGATCGATGAAGGTGCTACATTTGTTATACCAGAATCAATCCTAGCAACAGAAAAGAATGCGTTCCACACTGCTGCGGCAAACGCACACAAGGCAGGCAAGACTCATTTCGCTTTCTCAGGAAAAAAGTATCCTGTGACTATGTCAAAGGACGCAGCTAGTACTTTTGCTGGAAAAGGTAAAGGTCTTTCCGAAAAAGTTGATGAGCCATATGCAGTTGGCATGGCCCAAGCTATGAAATCAACTGGCGATAAGCCACCTCTTGAAAAGAAAACAATTCGTCTTGCTCATAAGATTGCTAAAGGGATCGAAAAGAACGAAGCAATGGATCCTGTTGGCAAGGAAGATGACGACATCAATAACGATGGTAAAGTGTCAAAGCACGACAAGTATCTTCACAACCGTCGTAAAGCAATATCACAGTCGATCCGTACTAAGATTAAAGAAGGTTTCGGTGCAGTTACAGCTGCTGGTGGTGATTTTGACTCAGAAGAATCCCATAAGAATTATAAGAAATCTAATGCTACAAAGAAGGAAGATGTTGCTCTATCACGTGATGGAAAAGGCTCAAAGATTTTTGCTGGTAAGACAAAAGAATCTCAGATTGCTGAAGGTCATGGTGTTTTCCTTAAGGGTGGATCGGTTGGTGAAAAACGCAGCCCTAAGCCATTTGAAGTTCATGCAAACATTGAAGATGCTAAGGCACACGCTAAAAGACTAAACAAACTTCTATCTCCTGGCGAAAAGCAACACTATGGGCTTAAGTACCACGTGAAACCAGTAGCGGAAGGTTTCGTAGTAGAAGAAGTTGAACTCGAAGAAGCTCCTGGACAGAGAGTATCTTCTGCATATCGTATGACAGTTCCACTTAAGGATGGCCAAGTTCATCCTGATCATGCTGAAAAGATTAATGATCTAAAGGCAAAGGTACGTGCTGATAACGCTAAAGAAGGAACTAAGAATAAGGTAGTTCTTCAAGGTCGTCTTGGTAAGGACAATCCAAACTCTTCAAAGTACAAGAGCAAGTATACTGGAAAGAGTTACCCAGGATCTCACCAGCGTATTAGGCTCGGTGATGCAAGCCATGCCGACGTATATGTACGTGAGGAAGCTGAACAACTTGACGAGATTGGTGATACACCAGCTGGTAGAAAAGCTCTCAAGGCAGTGATTGCACGCGCGCCTGAAAAGGCGGCTAATGCTCGTCTTAGATCAGACACTCTTGGTCGTCGCCAGTTTGATGCTGACGTGAGCAGCAAAGACTCAGAGCTATACGGCAAAGCGGCTGATAAGCACTATAAGAAGTATCAGAACACTGTAAAGAGTGCAGCACGTGCAGTCGACCGTTTAACCAAGGAAGAAGCTGAACAGATCGATGAGCTTTCAAAGAAGACCCTTGGTTCATATGTGAAGAAAGCTGCTGACTCAATGGGCAACGCTGCTCATAGTCTCGGTAAAAAGTCAGAGCGTTCTGACGAAGTTGATCGTATGACAAATCGCCATATGCCAGACAAATACACCGTACGTGATAATATGAAAAAGGCTCTTGACGCTGATGAAAAATCACAGAGAAAAGACCGTGAAGTAATTGGTAAGCGTATAGATGGTATTTCCAAAGCAACTCAGCGTCTCACAAAAGAAGAAGCAGACCAATTTGATGAAGGTCACGGTGTATTCTTACAAGGTGGTTCCGTTGGCGAACGTCGCAATCCAGAACCTATTAAAGTTCACGCTAACATTGAAGACGCAAAAGAACACGCTAAGAGAATGAATAAGTATCTTTCACCTGGTGAAAAGAAGCACTACAGATTGAAGTACACAGTAAAACCAGTAATTGAAGAAGTAGAACAAATTGACGAACTTTCAAAGAAGACACTCGGTTCATATGTAAAGAAATCTGCTGGTAATATGGCAGGCAATGCTGCAGTTTCGGCTGCTCAAGCTTCTTCATCGATGAGAAAATCTTCTCCTGAAGTGAAGCGTAACATTGGTAACCGTATGAAGGGTATCGCTAGAGCTACTGATAAACTTACAAACGAAGAAGTAGAACAGATCGATGAAGCTTTTAAAGAAGGCATCGCTAAGTTAAACGATGGCTCTTCAGTAATCTTAAAGACAGAAGACGCAAAAGTTCTTAACAAACTAATCAATAGTCTTAAGACTGAAAACAGATCTATGATGATGAAGACTGCAATGGCTGGGAAAAAAGGTTTTAATGAAATCCTTAGTTTCGCGAGAGAGGCAATATAAATGGTAGATATAGTTCTTAAATTAGTTGGACCTGAGGTTTCAGTTACAACTGCTAATTCTGTAAATGGTGCTATTTTATTTCGTGTATATACGCCTACTGGTGGGGACTCGTTAATCACTATAAAAGATTCTAGTGGTACCACAATCGGTTCTATGACACAGCCTGGTGGATTTGTAGAGATAATGGAAAAGAGAGCAACTGACACGGTTACTGCAAATACTGCTATTAAATGTACGCCAGTTGCATACAAATAAATTAAAATTCATTATCTTATAAATAAAAATAAAAGGAAAGAGAAATGAAGTTAATAACAGAAATCTATGACGAAGACTGTGCAGTTATGACAGAAGCGTCTGAGGATGGTAAAAAGGGATACTTCATTGAAGGTATCTTTATGCAGGGCGATATAAAAAATCGTAACGGCAGAATATATCCATCAGATATTCTTGAAAAAGAAATGAAGCGTTATAACGACACCTTCATTAAGACAAAAAGAGCGCTTGGCGAGCTTGGTCATCCAAACGGCCCACAGATCAATGGGGATAGAGTGTCTCACCTTATCACTGAGATGAAGAGAGACGGTTCTAATTTTGTAGGTAAAGCAAAGATACTATCGACTCCAATGGGTGAGATAGTAAAGACATTTATTGACGAAGGCGTAAAAGTTGGAGTTTCAACCAGAGGTCTTGGTTCTGTAAAGGCAACAAAAGAAGGCATAATGGAAGTACAGGATGATTTCCATCTAGCCACAGTTGACATTGTTACTGACCCGTCTGGTCCTAATTGCTTTGTTAATGGTATTATGGAAAACACCGAATACTATTACGATATTACTTCTGGAAATTGGAGAATTGCAGAAAAACTAGAAGAAACTGTAAAAGAACTTAAAAAAGAAGTTTCTGTTAGAAAGCCAATTGATGAAGCAAAAGCTATTAGAATGTTTGAAAGCTTTATAGCCTCGTTAAAATGATAAAGAAATTTACATTTTTATAAATAAACTATGAGATAAAACTAAATCCAATAAAAAGGAGAATAAAATGGCAGATAACGATTTACAAGAGTTCAAAGCGGACCATAGCGGCGGCGACGTTGTAAAAGGTGCTGAAGTTCCAGATCCAGTTGCTCCAGCTGGCGGCGCAATTAAGAAGCGCCTAGCTGACGTAAATAAGTCAGTAGACCCAACTGCAGCAAAACTTGGAGCCGCTTCAAGCGTAACACCAGAAGTAAAAGAAGAAGCAGAAGTATCTGAATCTTTCGAATCAATTTTCGAAGGAATGGAAATTTCAGAAGAATTCAAGAGCAAGATTTCTCTAGTATTTGAAGCTGCAGTGCACGAAGCTGCAGAAACAAAGGTTGCAGAAATCACAGCAAATCTAGAAGAAGAATTCGCAGCTCAACTAGAAGAATCCGTATCAGAAGCAATGGAAGAAGTTGTTGAAAACCTAAACAACTATCTTGATTATATTGTTTCTGAGTGGATGGAAGAAAATGCTGTCGCTATTGAATCTGGAATAAAAGTTCAGATGGCAGAATCCCTAATGGATGGTCTAAAAGAACTCTTCTACGAACACAACGTTGATATCGACGATACAACTATTGATGTAGTAGCTGATCTTGAAGAAGAAATTGCTTCTCTTAAAGAAGAAGTAAACAAGACGATTAATGCTAATATTGAACTATCTGAAATGGTAAACTCACTCGAAGCAAATCGTGTTTTTGATGAGCTTTCAGAAGATCTAACTACTTCACAAAAAGAAAGATTTCGTGTTCTTTCTGAGAAGCTAGATTGCGATGATATCAATTCATATGCTACTGACCTTAACACTCTAAAGGAATCCTTCTTCAAAGCAAAGCAGCCAGTTCTAACTGAATCTGCAGTTGATGAAGAAGAAAATGAAATCATTCTCGAAGAAACAACTTCAAAAAAGGTTTCATCATACGACTCCGTTAACGCGATCGTAGCAGCTTTTAACTCTAAGAATTTCAAGTGAAAATAATAAAATTATAAATATATCTATAGAAGATAACAACAATAAGGAGAGACAAAAATGAGTCTATCAAATCGCGATTTAGTTGCAAAGTGGGGCCCAATTCTTGAGCACACAAATTTTGCACCTATTAACGACACGCACAGAAAGTCAACAACTGCAACTATCCT